TCTTCTTCTATCATCTCTTCTTACCGCATCCTCACTATACTCTTCTTTCTTATGTTTTCTTTCTTCGTCACGTTTACGACCTTCGTCTCTCTTACGGTCTTCTGACTTTCTCTTTTCTTCTACTTTTCTACGAGATTCTTCTTCTCTTTTTCTTTCTTCTTCTTTCTTCTTCTCTTCTTCTCTTTTTCTTTCTTCTTCTCTTCTTTTTTCTTCTTCTCTTCTTCTATCATCTCTTCTATCGTACCTTCTATCGTCCTTTCTATCATCTCTTCTTTGTTGACGTTTTCTATATTCATAGTCGTCTTCAGAAGATTCAGAACTTTCACTATGAGAACTTTCACTATCACTACGAGAGTCTTCGCTGTGAGAACTTTCACTATCGCTATGAGAATCTTCGCTTTCAGAATCTTCTTTATTAGTTTTTTCAAGTTGTTTTAATTCATCATCAATAGACTTTAAATCTTTTCTTTCTTCTTCTTTGTGAGGATTACGTGGGGTAGTTATTTTTTCAATTGGTTTATCAAGGTTATCTAAAAAGGTAGTAACATTATTTTCAACTATAGGAGTTAAATCAATAGTCTTTGGAGTTTCAGGTTTAATAATAGTAGGAACTTCAACAATTTCTTTTTTTTCGGACTGTTTTTTTAACATAGAAGCTAATGAAACATCATCTTCATCGTCATGAGAAAAATCTTTATTTTTATTTCTATTGTATTCTTGTCTTAGCATTTCCTTAACACGTCTTCTACTCATATTTTTATATAAATTGATTTTGCTTTAAATTTATTATATAAAATTATTTTATAATCATTTTATAAATGGAACTTTATCTTACTATATTAGTCAGTGTATTATCTGTAGGTGGATTTATATCTATATGTTCGGGATATAATTTTTACAAAACAATTCAACAAAGCGAAAAAGAGATAGAAATATTAAAGAGTGTTATTGTAGAATATGTAAATTCAGATACAAGAGATAGGTCAGGGCATCAAGTTTAATTAAAAAATATTTTTATAGTTAATTATAAAAATATTTTAATATAAAATTAATCAAAAACAGTAAATTCCCAGTTATTTTCAGTAGTATATTCTTTGTTTAATAAAATCTTTAAAAATCTTTCTTTATTTGATAAAAAATCAACTTTAGCAATTTGAATATATGGTTCTTTCAATCCAATTTCTTCTTTTGGAGGTAAAGTCATTACTAACATTTTATTTCCAATCATTTTATAATTTTTTGGATCATAAACATTAATATTCTTACCTTCAAGATAATCAACTCTTTTTAAAAATAATTCAAGTTCATTATTTTTTCCTCTATCATTTCTTTGTAAAATATTTACACAAGGAGCATCGCTAGTAGTAAACCGAATTCCAGCGTGTTTTAATTTATAATTACAATCCATAAGAAACATAAATAATTCAGAGTCAGGAGATAAGCATTTAAAGTAGGTTTCGCCTTCGAGACGAATTTTTGGTTGTTCAAATTCTAAGTTATAATAATTATCTTCGTCTTCTTCTAGTTTGTTAATATATTCTCTAATAGATTTTTTAGTAGACATTTAAAATATAAAGATTATTTCTTTATATTTTAATATTTGTTAACTTTTTATAAATTTAATTTTGTTGATTTTCTTGACCATACTACTCCATATTCTTTTTCCATAAAATCTAATACTTGCTGAGCCACATCAAACTCGCCTATTTGTTTACTTCTTTGTGGAACACTTGTAAAATCTTTTGTTAATGGACTTGATGGTCCTGGCATTGCTGGATTTGCAGATAATTTTATAGTTGCAGTACCAATCCATCCACCTTTTTCTGGAGAATATATTCCAGAAATAATAACTTCATCGCCGTATGCTTTTCTTTTAGAAAATACTTCGTTTACTTTTGTTTTTGAATCTAAAACATCTCCTAGATTAATACTTATATTTTTATCTTCATCTAATACTGAAGTAATCATATTATAAATAACACTATATCCAGTGTTAACCATAATTTTTGAGTCAATAAGGTCTTCAAAAGCACCCATCATAGCTTCAAAAACATCTTCTCTCATACTATTGTCCATAACTACTCTTTTTTCTTGACCTTTTTCCATATAAGGCAGTTCTCTATAACGAATAAATCGGTCCATATCTATTTGAGTTAAACGTTTTGAAAAACTTGCTTTATTTATAAAAGTCTTTTTCATTTCTGTAATAATTTCATTTCCACTTTCTCCTCTTTTAATTTGAGGAAATCTACGAGTCAAATACCACACAATACATTTATTAACAGTAGCATCTCCCAATGTTTCAAATAATTCATAAGTGTGAGATTCAAGCATACTTGGATGAGTAAAAGCAAGTTTCATATGAGCTATACCTTGTTCATCTAATAAGTCTTCAGCCGTTTTTAGTTGAAGACTTCCACGTTTTGTTAAAATATTAATCAAAGCTAATCTAAACTCTTTTTCATTAAGTTCGTGAACGACAGCTTGATTAATTTTTTCTTCAATAATGTTCTTTTTCAAAGACTTTAATAAATCTTTAGTAGCTTTACCAACTTCAGACATTTTTATATAAAAGAATATATAAAAATGTAAAATTTATCAATTTATTTTTTATTCTAACTTTCAATGTTTATACCTAAACCCTTTATATATCCATTTACATATGGATTACTCATAACAAGTGTTCCATTTATTAGTTTTTTATACGGAGTATGAGTATGTCCAAATAACCAAACTTTCATATTATTTTCGTTAATTAAATTATCTAAGTCATTACAATACCAATAATCCATTAAATCCTTAGTCTGATTAGGATACATATCAAATGTAGGAGCGTAATGTGTTACTACTATCAATTCTTTATCATCTTTTTTTGTTTGTTCTATACAATTTTGTAAAGCCGTTACACAAGAATAATTTAACATATTAAATTCATCTCTACTTAACAAATCTTTATTATCATTATATATTGGTAAATTTCTTTGTGGTGCATTTTGAGGAAGATAACTCCATAATACACTTCCAAATATTCTTATATCTCCTATATCAATATACTTATTATTTAATATCTCAAGATTCTTAATATCTTTTGTTAATATTTTTGCTGTACTATCTAACTCTTTCATACTCTTTTTTACAGCTGTATTATTATAATATTCATGATTTCCCGGTATTAAAACTAACAACGTAAAATACTCTGAAAGATACTTTAAGAATTTCTTATAAAACTTTATTACTTCATAATAAGTAACATCTCCGATTATTATACAAACATCTGCAATAAATTTATCTGTTGTATCAAATAAATCTTTTACAGAAGGATAATGAGGATAATATTTATTTATATGTAAATCACTACAAAACTTAATCGTAAAGGTCATATATAACACTATATATTACTTATAAAATTATAAATTGATTTTATATTTTTTATTTTTTAAATTAAATTATAATTTATAAAAATAAAGCACTTTATAAAATATGTTTGTTATTAAACGTTCTGGTCAAAAAGTCCCTATGAGATACGACAGTATTACTGATCGTAACATTGAACTTTCTAAAGACCTTGATATTGACGTCGCTTATCTCTCTAAAATGGTTATTCAATCTCTTAAAAATGGTATGACTACCACCGAAATTGATGAACTCGCAGCCGAAACCGCCGCTTATATGAGTTCTTATGAACCTGACTATGATGTTTTAGCTGCAAGAATTACTGTCTCTAATCATCAAAAGTCTACTTCTTCTTCTTTCTTTGAAACTATGAAACAAATTTATGAACATATTAATAAAGATACTGGAAGAAAATCTAATGTCATTAATGAACATTTTATGAAATTTATTGAAACTCACAAAGAAACCATTGACAATAGTATTGACTATTCTAAAGATTTTAATTATTCTTATTTTGGCTTCAAAACTCTCTTACGTTTATATCTTATAAAAGTTGATAAAAAAATTATTGAACGTCCTCAGCATATGCTTATGCGTGTAGCTTGTGCTATTCATTCTAATACCAACGGAGGAGGCGATATTACAAGAGCTATTCAATGTTATAAAGATATGGCTGAAGGATATTATACTCACGCTTCTCCTACTCTTTTTAATTCTGGTGCTTCTAAACAACAAATGTCATCTTGTTTTCTGTTAGATACTGATGATGATTTAAAACATATTTACGAGACAAACTTAAAATGTGCATTAATTTCAAAACATGGAGGCGGTATTGGTGTAAATATTACTAAAGTTAGAGCAAAAGGTAGTCCAATTCATTCTACAAATGGTATTAGTGATGGCATAGTTCCAATGATTCAAGTCTTCAATTCTACAGGTCGGTACTGCAACCAATGTATTACTCCTGATATCGTGGTTTATTCCAAGGCAGGATTTAAAAGAATGGATGAAATTACTACTGAAGATTTTTTAATTACTAATGATGGAACTTTTAAGAAAGTTAATGAAGTTATTATTAACAAAAAATTAGAAGATATATATAATATAAGAACATATGCAAGTTTTGATACTCTTAAATGCACAAAAGAACACGATATATTAGTTATTAAAGATGAAACTGGCGACGGACATGACGATTTAAAAAGAAGATTAGATACTAATAAAAGACAAATAGAATTTATTCCAGCATCTGAATTAAAAGAAAAATATTATATGGGATATCCTATACCTACTTTTCAAGAAGATTTTGAAATATCAAAAGAACAATGTAGATTATATGGTATTTTATTAGGAGATGGATGTATTGTTAAAAGAATAAATGATAGTAGTAGATATCAAGTTACATTAAATTATAATAAAAAACAAGAAACATTAAATTTTGTAAAACATTTTCTGGAATCTAATAATATTCATTATTGGATATCAAATGACTGCGATTTATGCTGGACTTACAACGATAAAAGTATTGAAAAGATAAAAATTACATATGATATGTTATATGATAAAAATCACTGTAAACATATCATTCCTTCATTTGTACATTTACCATTAGAAAAGATAGCTATGATATTAAAAGGTTTATTAGAAACAGACGGAAGTGTTACTTCTACTGGAATATTTTTATATTCTACTGATAAAAATTTAATATATTCATGTAGATATATGTTATTACGTTTTGGTATTTTAACATCTACTCAAATAACAGACAGAGTAGGACAAATATTAGGATATAATAAAAAAGGAAGAGCTATTATATCTAATAAAAAATCTTACAGTTTACGTTTACCTAAGGTTCAAAAATTAATAGAAAATAATATTTTTTCTAATTTTGAACCAAAAAACAAAGTTAATTTCTTCGAATATAATAATATATTATTTACAAGAATTAAATCTATTTCTAAAACTTACTATGAAGGAAACGTATACGATTTTAATATGATAGATAATCATAATTATTTAACAGATGCTGGTCTTGTTCATAATTCAGGAAAAAGGAAGGGGAGTATAGCCATGTATTTAGAACCTTGGCATCCAGATGTTGTTGAATTTTTAGCCTTGCGTTATAACCAGCCACCTGAAGAACTTAGAGCAAGAGATATTTTCCTTGCTTTATGGGTTAATGATATTTTTATGAAGAGAGTAGAAGAAGATGGTATGTGGTCATTATTTTGTCCAAGTGTTGTTCCAATGTTAGCAGAAACTTATGGAGAAGAATTTGAAAAGATTTATATTCAAGCAGAACAAGATAAAAAATATATGAAACAAATGAAAGCAAGAGATTTATTTGAAAAGATTACTCACGCTCAAATTGAGACTGGTCTTCCTTACATTCTTTATAAAGATAGTGTTAATAAAAAAAATATGCAAGAAAATATTGGGATTATCAGAAGCTCAAATTTATGCGCTGAAATATTAGAAGTTACTAACGGGTCTTCTACAGCAGTTTGTAATCTTGCTTCAATTTCTTTACCAAAATATATTAGATATATTGACGGTAAGCCAATTTTTGACTATGAGAAATTATATCAAATTACTAAAACTATAGTAAGAAATATTGACAATATTATTGATATTAATTATTATCCAATTGAAGAAGCAAAGAAAAATAATACTGATTATCGTCCAATGGGCATTGGTATTCAAGGCTTAGCTGATGTATTTGCAATGTTTAAAGCACCTTGGGGATGTGTTGATGCTGATACTCTTAATAGAAATATTTTTGAAATTATTTATTATGCAGCAGTAGAAGCCTCTCACGAACTTGCTTTAGAAAGAGGTTCATATTCAGCCTTTGAAGGAAGTCCTTATTCTAAAGGTATTTTACAATATCATTTATGGAATGAAACTCCAACTACCTTTAATTGGAATTGGAAGGCGCTTGAAGAAAAAGTTAAAAGAGGTATGAGAAATAGTTTATTAATTGCATTAATGCCAACCGCTTCATCAAGTCAGATTTTAGGTAATAATGAATGTTTCGAAGCATTTACTTCAAATTTATACTCAAGAAGTACATTAGCTGGAGATTTTATTATTTTGAATAAACATTTAGCAAGAGATTTGAAACAATTAAACTTATGGAATAAAGACATTGTTAATAAAATTATTGAAAATGACGGTTCGGTTCAAGGCATTGAAGAAATTCCAGATGACCTTAAAGAAGTGTATAAGACAGTTTGGGAAATAAAACAAAGTGTTATTGTAAAATACGCAGCAATGAGAGCACCATTTGTAGATCAAACACAATCAATGAATATCTTTTTTGAACATCCAACAAATAGATTATTAAGTAGTTTACATATGATGGGATGGAAGGCTGGATTAAAGACTGGTAATTATTATATTCGTAGTAAGCCTTCAAGAAATGCAGTTAAATTTACTATCTTAAAAGAAAAAGAGAAGAAGGGTAAAGAGTATGTTAAGGACGGAAAGAAGATGATTTGCACAGAAGATATTTGTGTTGCATGTAGTTCTTAATTTAAAAGTTAAATTGATTTTTTTTCTTGATAACTAATTAAAGTTATTAAGAAAAATGAAGTTATTAGATTTTTTAAACAGTATAAGTGGAAAAGATAATCTATTAGAAGTATTTACAGATAATATAGAAACTAGAGATTACTTTTTAAATGTTGTTCCATTTCTTTATGAAATGAACGTTATAGTTAATGGAAAAGATATATTTGGTAATTTAACAACTAATCTTTATAAAAATGTATTATTAGTAAATTATTCAAGTAAATTACCTAATAAACCAACTAAATTATATAAATTACAAAATGAAGAAGTTATAGAAACATCAGAAGAATATTCTAAAAATATTGAAAAAAATCCAATTGATATATTAGAACCAATAAAATTTTTCAAACTTTTAACAATGTAATTTTTTTCTTATAAATATATAAAAATGTTAATTGAATCTATTAGAAAACGACTTGACGATTATAATCAAATTAAAAAATATTATAAAGAAAATAAAAATACTTGTAATATTGAAATGGATGTTGCAGTAAGAACTGCTGTCATGTCTATTGTTATATTGTTATTTTTATATATTGTGTTATTTTTTTTAACTATATTTTACGTGTTTAAATGTTCAACAGCATTAAAATGGCCTATATATGTACCATTAACATTGCTTTTCTTAACTTTTACTCCAATGTATGGAGGATATTTTATGTTAGGTATTGTGATTTATGGTATGATTAACTGTGGAGGTTTATGTAATTAACCATTATATAATGGATTGGTATTTCTTCCGTACATATCAAACCCTTCTTTTTGACATTTACAAGTCTTCATAGACAAGCATAAGATTACTAATAATAATCCGATAATAATAACGTGTTCTTGTTGCATTTTTATATTAAAAATAAGATAAAAATTATTTTCATAAAAATTTAAGTAAACTTTTATGAAAAATTTATATAAAATATATTTTATTACATCATCTTAAATATCTCTGATAAATTATCTTTATGTTTTCTAAATATATCGGCAAATACATCATTATAATCATCAACTGCAATTGTTGCATTCTTATCATGTCTGTTTTGTAATTCTTTTGGAGTTTCATTTGAAGTATATTCTAAATGAATTTTTTCTATTGAAATATTAGACCCTGCCATTAAACATCCTATTCCAAAGATTGCTTCTTGAAAACTTACCGCATTATCATATACCATTGGTCCTCTAAGTTTACCATTTAATATGTATGGAATTTTATCATATATTAAAAACATATCTTTTCTTGGCATTGCTGAAATTCCTTTTAATTCAGTATTCCAACTAACATTCTCAAGATTTCTAAAACCTAATAATTCATCTGATATAATAGCACAAGCTGTTACGTTTAATTTAGCTTTACCGCCTTCTAATTTGTGTATTACTTTTGCCATATGAAAGGTTACGTAAGCAAGTAAAATATGACAATTATGCATTATAAATATATTCATCATCCATTTAAAAGCTTCAAATAAATCATCTGACACATAATTTTCAAATGGTATTTCTACTAATGTACCAGGAATAGGAACATCATAATTTAATTTCTTAAAATATGGATGTTTTAATACTTCTTCTATAGTTTCAATACGGTCCATAACTAAAGGAGCACACATTTTTTCAATTAAATTTGTCATTAATGAATTCATATTCATATTAGCTATAGCTTTTTTATAATCTTTTAAATAAGCGTCATATACCTGAGTAATATCTGAAAATTTATGATAATCTAATAAAGAATTTCCTGTATCAATATAAACTAGAACACATCCTAAAGCAAAAATATCAATTGATTGATAAATTTGTATTTGACGATATGCCACATGTTTTCCATGATGTTGACTCTGTAAACCTTCTGGCGCAGTCCAAGTAGGAGTACCGCAAAAAGTTTGGTCGTATTCAAATGGATAAGCTAAACCAAAGTCTGCAAAAATCGCCATTCCATTCTTTATTAAAATATTATCAGGTTTAATATCGCAATGATAATAACCTTTTTTGTGAAAGAAGTTAGCAGCACTTAATATTTGATACATCCACATATTTTTAGTGTCTACTTTTATATGTTTTGATTTTTGAATTTCATCTGAAAGACTTCCTTCTGCTAAGTCTAAAATGATATGAGAATTATTAGTTTTAGGATCATTAAAAAAATCAATAGCTTTTAAAATATTAGGATGGTTAAATGTGCATAAAATATTAACTTCATTTAAATCTAATTGACTAACTTCTTTATCAGCATATTCTTTGTTATTTTTTTCTACTTTATATACAGTTCCATAAGCTCCTTTTCCTAATTTTTTTAATTGAGTATAACCGTTAACTGTGACAAGATTTTCAAAATATTTAAAATTATTATTTATTCTTTTTTTATTTAATATTAAAATTAAAGCTGGAATTATAACTAAGTCAGATAATCCTTTATTTATTAAAAAATCTTTTACTTCATCTGGAGTCATCTGTAAATTAAAAAAATCAATAACACGATCAATTAAGCTATTTTCTGAAATAATTAAACTATCTTTAAGTTCAAATGTATTAATATCAATACCAATAACAGCCCAATTATCTACTAAATATTTTTTGGCAGGAACCATGTAAGAGCCATAATTTACTACAAATTCACGAGTAGTTGTGCTTGGAGGAAGATTTAATAATGTTTCTGTAACTTGTTTACGATTTTCAAAGATATGAGAAGGTAAATTTTGCCATTTGTCTACTTTAGCAATAGAATAAATTTCATTATAATTAAAGGGTATTTTTTCAACCCAATTTGGTTCAAATATATCAGTCATTTATTTAATATAAATATATTTTAAAAATATTTAAACAAATATTTAATTTATATTAAAATGAAGCGTTATTTAAATAAAATCAAAGAAGACATCGAGCACTTCTTAGACCAAATTTCTGGTCTTATTTATACTGATGATGAAATTAAATGTTTTAGGAAAATTATTAACAAGAGATATAACGGTGAAATCAGTCGTAAAAATTTACATGACGCAATTCAAGAACATCGAGATGACGAATTTTATTCTCCTTTATTTTGGAATCAATCGTATGGATTTTTAAAGAATTATATTGAAACAAAAGATATGTTACAGCTTCCAAAGGCAGTTGAAGAGGAATTAAAAATGATGTTAATTAATTGTGTTTCTCAATGTATTGTTAATAACTGGGAAACGTTGCCATATGAATATCTTTGTTTAGAATATTTACATAGATATCATAAAGAATTTAAATATGATAAGTTATTTATGGTAAGAGGCACTGTTAAGAGGGTTAATAAATATAAAGTAAAATTAGAAAAATATTATAATGAAGTAATGAAAAATGTTTATTATGTGTCATTATTAGACAATACTTTAATAGAAAAACAAGAAATAAATAACAGTGTGTTTTGAAGAATAAAAATAAAAGTGAGTTTTTAATAATTATTTAAAAATAATTTAAATAATTATTATATTTATATATATTAGATATGATGACTGAATTAATTTTGCCCTCTGATTTAGAAGAAATTGACAACGATATTTGCAACTCTGAACCTATCTGCACAGAAGAACGTGTTCAACTCTATCCTATCAAATATGAAGATATTTGGGATATGTATAACAAATCAAAGGCTGCGTTTTGGGTAGCAGAAGAAGTATCTTTATCAGATGATGTAACTGATTGGGAAAAGTTAGACGAAGAAGAGAAACATTTTATTTTAATGGTTTTAGCATTTTTTGCTTGTAGTGATTTTATTGTTAATGAGAATCTTGATGAATCTTATACTGAACGTGTTAAAATTCCAGAATTGAAGATGTTTTTACATTTTCAAGAAATGATGGAAGATATTCATAGTCAAATGTATCAAATTTTAATTAATACGTTAGTAAAAGATAATGATTTGAAGACTAAATTGTTTAATGCAACTACTAAAATTACAAGTATTCAAAAGAAAGCTGAATGGGCCAGAAAATATATTAAAACTGGTAATTTTATTGAACGTTTAGTTGCTTTTACTTGCGTTGAAGGTATTTTCTTTAGTGGTAGTTTTTGTTCTTTATTTTGGCTTAAGAAACGTGGATTAATGAAGGGGTTATGTCATTCAAACGAATTGATAGCGAGAGATGAAGGAATGCATCGTGATATGGCTTGTATGGTTTATAATAAATATATTGTAAATAAATTATCTGTTTATAGAGTAAAAGAGATTGTAAAAGAGGCAGTAGAGTTAGAAAAAGAATTTGTATGTGAAAGTTTGCCATATAATTTAAAAGGTATGAATAAAGAGTTAATGTGTCAATATATTGAGTATGTAGCAGACCATATGTGTATGACGATGATAGAAGATAAAATATATCGTGTAGAAAATCCGTTTCCATGGATGGATTTAATTTCATTAGAAGGAAAGACAAATTTCTTTGAAAAACGTGTAAGTAATTATGCAAAACAATCAGTAATTACCCACGAAAGTCAAAAAGAAATTGCATTTGATGAAGATTTTTAAAGTTAAATATTAATTAATTTAATTAATATTTTTAGCATGTTCAATAAGACCGTTGGTAGTATTATTTGAAAGTATATATTTTTCAGTAATTTCTACAATAGTATCAAAATCTTTGTCTTGAAAATATAAGTCAAAACTATAATTAAAAAATAGAAAATCAAATTTTTCAACAAGTATATAAAACGTTTTTAATATTTCTTTTTCCTTAATTATTATATTTGTAAGTTCATTATACTCTTCTATAATATCTGTACTTTTAACTATTTCACAATTTAACACTATTGTACTCACTGTTATACAAAGTAATAATATTAAAAAAATATCATACTTTTCATTTTTACTTTGAAGAGTTCTAACTAAAAATCTATCAAGTAACATTATAGAATGACCATATACATAGTGATTGCCAAGCCATTTTTTATTACATATTTTTTTTGCAATAGTTATACATTTAGGCCGTAGTAATAAATATGTATTCTTTTTTATAGAATTATATTCTATAATATGTAAGTCGTGAATTGTGGTATTGTTTATTTCTTTATTTATTAATTCTTGAATAGACATTCGTTTTGTATAATCTATTACTAAACATTTTAATACTTTTTCTTGAATTAATTTATCAGAAATTTGTTCTTTTATAAGTTTATCAATTACATCTTGAGATATAGACATAAATAATTTATAAAGAGTATCATAATATTCTTCTTTAGAATATTTTACATAAATATCATAATATAATTCAGTCTTTTTTAATATTATTAATAAATCTTTTATAAAAGATGTTCCTGTATATAATTCATATATAATACAACCAAAAGACCATATATCATTTTCTTTATAATAAGAATGATCTAATGAACATTCTTCAGGAGAACAATATAATATTGTAGTTCTATGAAACTTATAATGTTTTTTAGTGGAGTGGTTAAAGCAAATGCTTCCAAAATCAATTAAATAAAAATTTAATTTATAATTGTTAAAATTACATAAAATATTATTTGGTTTTAAGTCACCGTGAGAAAAGTTTGAAGAATGAAGGTATAGCAAAGCATTTCCAATTTGATGTATTAATACATTTAAAAAATCTATCTTCAAAATAGATAAATTAAGTTTTGTAGAGACGATTGTTTCTGTATTTATTGAAAGATTATTTAAAGGTATTCCTAAATTTTTCATAACAAGTTTTGAGGTGTGATTATCTGGTCGAAGTAAAATTTTTTCGTGATAAGATATAGAGTGAGGTTTTTTGTCGGGTATAATGCTATATGTATAATTTTTATTTGGGTCTTTTATAACGTTTTTATAATATATAGTTTTATAAAAGACAAGTTCACGGATATTATTATCAATAAAAGCAAAGTGATTATCGTTATCTATTGCGATAAGATTTATAAGTTTGAAAACAGTGTTTTGATTTCCAAAGACTGTTCCATAGCTTCCTTTTCCTATTTGGATAAAATTATTAAATTCACTGTCATCAAAATCCATTTATCATTTTTAAATTAATAAAAATTAAAAAATAATTTTTTTCTTGATTTCTTATTAAAAAACAATTATGGAACAAGAACATATGATTATTATTGCTTTATTAGTTATTGCATTATACTTCTTAATGATGAGAAAATCTTGCAACTGCCCAATGCCTAGATTACAAGGTTTTGATATGAGAGAAGGATTTGAAAATAATACAGAGGAAATTAATACTGCACTTGAATCAGCAAGTGGTTATTTACCTACTGCTCCTACTGCTTCTACTGGTTGGATTAGGTCTAGAAGACAAGACGATTGTAAACTTTCTGGTACTTGTGCTGGTCATATTAGAAACAGAAATCACAATATGTATCAATCTCAATACGTTAAACATCATTTAAAGGCAGACCATCGTGCTAAAATGATGAGAAATATGATGGGAGGTTCTAATTGTGCTAACGGAGTATGCGAATAAATAAATTTAATTAATTTTAATAATAAAAATTAATTAAACTTGATAACCAAGCTTTTTAGCTTCTTTGTAAATAAAACTTTGAATATCTTTATGTTTGACAGTATAAGGCACAATAATTAATTTAATTCCATGTTCTTTACATTTTCTTTCTTTTAATTCATCTCTATATTTTTGTTCTAAAAATGCATTATGATCTTTATGAAAGTACGGAACATATTCGTAATGTTGACGTCCAGAATATTCAATTCCAAGTTTTAAATCGTCGTTGTAAATGTCAATTTCAAGGTTACTTTTTGTTTTTTCGTTCTTTAAAAAGTCAGGACGAATTTTTTTGAAAGGTTTATTAAACATTCTAGTCACGACATCTTTGCAAATAAGTTCACCTTTACTTTCGAAAGGACCTCTTCTTTGACGTTTAGTATAATCTTTGCCGTTAGCAAAGAATTGATTAATTTCATTGATGTCTGCGTTAGATTCATGACTTCCAAAAAAATAAAATAAGATAAGACCGATAAAACAGCCGATAATAATGCAGTAAATGCCATTATTATTCCACCATTCAGTAACACTCATAGATTTTTTAGCCATCTTTTTATATATAAAAATATATAAAAAATTAATATCTAATATTTTGACCGGTAAATAAAGAGCCTATAAATCCAAATAATGCTTGGAATAACCAACCCATATACATAAACCCTCCAAATGCGTTACCTTCTCTAATACCACCTATTATTAATACTAATATAAAAAGTATTAATAGAATTATAATAACAGGATGTAATCCTTTTTTTGTTTCAGTTTTTTGTTTATTATCAACTTGAGTAGCCATTTAAAAAATATAAAGAAAATATTTATTTTTTATTTTTCGGAGTGTCATTAGAAGTTTTTAAAGTGTCTTTATTATGGTCATCTTTATTAGAGTCTAATATAAAAATATCATTGTGTTTTATTTCAAGTTCAGTGAGTTTAGCACGAATAGATTCAATAAGAGTGTCAATTTCGCAATAAAATTTTTTATCTTTTTCATAAGTTTTTTGAATATTCTTGAGGCCACTAATTGAGTTAATAAGGTCATTAATCATATTTTTGCACATATATCTATCAGAGATGCTTTCAGAGTTACATTTGGCATTGATAATTTCAAAGATTCTATGAATTGTCATAGTGATAAATTCGTAAAGAGCTGTTCTACTTTCGCCGGTAATAAAACGTTTAATAGAGGTATATATTCCGGGTTGTTCAACTTGCAAAGTCTTACTATCAATTTTTTCTCCAGGTTGTATGGTGCCGATAAATTTAAGGTTAGAGATTGTTTCAAGATTTTTTTCATCTAAAGTAGTTTTAGATGAGTTGGATAATAGGACTTTAATTGCGTACATTCCAAAATTTGAATATTGCATATAATATATATAATAAAAATCTTAAAACTTTTTTTATTTTTTTTATAATAATAAAACAAGTGTATGACTGATTTAATAAGACCAAAAATAGTATTAAATAACGTTATTGACACTGAGCAACAGTTTCTTACTTTTCAAATGTTTAAAGATAGTTATTATGATATTATCACGACAAATCAGAATGTTAAATATAAATTAGATATGAAGTATAAAAGACCTTTAGTAAAACCTGTTAAATAAATAAGTAGATATTACAATAATAAAAATAACAATAAGGTTAAGTATGGTTTTATTAGTAGTGCATTTTTGAATATATTGATAAATAACAGGAGTAGTTAAAATAACATAAACAACACCTGCAAATAAGGCTGCTCTAAGTTCTTTACTCATACCAAACAAAGCAGGTTCTTTAGGCATAAATATAGAGTTAATTAATTGAAGTTCCTGAGGATTTTGATCGTATTTTTCATCGGTAGGAAGAGAGGAGATATCGTCACCGATTTGACGTTTAGGTTCAGAGACTCGCATATTATCAACGACAGACATTCTTTTTTAAAATATAATATAAAATATTTAACCTTTTAAAAAAATATCTTAAATTTAAAGTGATAAATATTTTGTTAAAAAATGTCTGATACTTATAATGATAGTCGTGATGATAATAGGGAAGAACAGTCCGATGAAGAAGAAGTATTTGAATTATCAAATTTATTAAGTTTTTTACAAAAATCAAAGATTTCAGTTAGCGGAATCTTTACGTTTGATGGACGTACTGTATTTTTATTATTGATGTATTTAAATACTGGTGTTGAATTTATGTTATATGTTCCATCAAAATTTAATATTAAGTCTGATAATAATATTAAAAATTACCCACAAGTTAATTTAACAATAGAAGATGATGAAGATGAAGAAAAGAATTTTCACACAGCAACATATGAACAAGAAATTAGAAAACGAACTGAAAATATGATGAATAGATTTTTAAAGATAGTAAAAGGAGGAATGTATAAGTTAGCAGTTGTTCAAAAAACTTATATGACAATTATTAACAGACACGATACAGTAGAAAGTTATATTTTTACCAATCCTTTTGTAACAACTGGAGTATTTTTTGTCATAGAACTTGAAGCATTTTATAAGATGGCTTCTTCTCTTGATAGAGATATTTTAAATTTTGAACAATTATTTACAAACAAAATATTAAGCGAGGTTGATGTTGAAATTAACACGATAACACCTGTATTAAATCGGGTGTATAAAGATATTAATTCATTTTCAAGTAGACAACTTAGTGCAAAATATTCAGAAAGAATTGATAAGATAAGTAATTTAATGATATCAAATAGAGGGACAAGTAAAATGACAGATATTTATAATTTATTTTCAAGGGTGAGAACAGATAATTTACAAAAATTAATATATTATGAAGAAATTATAAATTTTTTTAAAGATGTAAAAGATATGATTTAAAAAATTTTATCTTTTGTATTAAATAAAAAAATAAATGCATACTCATCAAAGAATGACACAATTTATTAGAAATAGAACTGACATTAACTCTATGCAAGGTGGTGCTAGAATTGAACCAGTTACCGAACAACAAGCTAAAGATGCCGGTATGATTAACTTCTTACGAGGAGGTAAGATGTTTGGAGGTGAAACTATTATTAATCGTATTCGTATGTTTACATATAGAATTGGAGGAGGAAGTGTATTTGGTACTGTTGTAGGTATTATTTTATTAATTTTATTATTATTAATTGGTTATATGAGAGTTACTACTGGAAATTTTGATTTTATTACTGAATTTAAATTTCCAGGTCAAACCGTTAAACCAGTTCAAAAGTTTGAATTTTTCTAAAAAAGTATAACTTAAAAGTTGTATCATTTTCATTTAAAATGTTTAAATTAAATGAAAATGAGGATTTAATATATTATCATAATAAAATTTTATCATATATTAAACAAGAAAAAATAAAGATACCCACATACGAACAACAATGTCAAAAAATTGCTTTACAATGTTATTCTTCCTTTAATTTATATGGCATTTTAGATGAAGATAAACAGTTCATATATAATCAAATTAAAAATAAAGACAACAGTGTAAACAAATCACTCTCTTATAAAGAATTCAAAGATAATATCAAAGAAATTAAAAAAATAAACGGACATATAGCCTTTATTCAATATCAAGATTCATTTTATCAAGTTAACATAACACATATCATTGAACAATATAAAAAAATCATTCAAATACCCATTAAAAATTCTTTTATGGGTAAAAAAAGGTCCGACAAAAATGACGAATTATTAGACTTAATTGACCAATTTACTTACACTATAAAACAAATGTTTCCTGAATCTATATTAAATGAAATTTTTAAAGACTTATTTGAAGAATCAAAAAAGAAAAAGAAAAATGATAACATTTTTATTCAAAATAACATTATTACATATTGTAAATTATGCAACGAACCTATATCTGAAAATATTTGCTCAGAATGTGGATATGTGGAAAGCGAATTAATTATTACTGAACCTGCTTCTACATATGATGATTCTACTAGAATAAATGTTCATAAAGAATTTACCTACTTAAAACGTTGTCACTTTAGAGATACTATTAATCAATTTCAAGGCAAACAAAATAAATATATTCCTCAAAAAGTTTACGATGACCTTTATAAATTTATCGAAAAAGAAGGACTTTCTGATAAAACTAAATCTGATATCATTAAAAAATATAGAAAACTTAAAAAATCTCATATTAGAGAATTTCTTAAAGCCACTAATCACTCAAACCACTACGAAGATATTCAATTGATTTATAGTAAAATTACTGGAAAAGAATGCCCTTGTATCTCTCAATACGAAAAACAACTTTATGAAGATTTTGATGCTTTAGTTGATGCCTTTTGTGTGCTTTTAAACGAACCAGGTACTGCTATTACAAGAGATAATTTTTTAAACAGTCATTACGTATTAAGACAATTATTATTAAAACAAAAAGTAAAAGTTCCTCATGAAGATTTAAATTATCTTAAAACTCCAACTCGATTAAGAGAACATGATGAAATTTATCAAAAATGTTGTAATATTTTAAGTTGGAACTTTATTCCTATGTCTTAATTTTTTATTAAAATAAATTAATAAAAAATTATACTAATTTTCTTTACTTTTTGAATAAAAAATATTTTAGAATATACGTTCTAACATTAAATCGTTAACCGATTTACTTAAATTTGTAGAATGATATAATGAAATTATATAATGGTCATTACTAAAACCAATCACATTTAAATAACATCGTATAGGTTCCTGTTTTAATTCTTTATTTATTTTGTTTAAATCTACTAGCTCAAGGCTAAAATAATGGGCATTTTTTAATAATGAAACAAACATATTTGTAGTTTTTGAATAATAATCACTATTACTACAATCATATGATATTAATGGATTACTTTTTTTACTATTTCTTCGTGTCAGATATCCGTCTTTTTTTGTAATATAATTATATGAAAATCGTTCACATTTATATAACACAGATTTTAAAGTATAAAGTGTATCTCCGTATTGTATATCAATTAAAAGGGTCGCGCCATCTAAAACGTCAGTAATTTCACCATATAACGTTTTTCCAACTAACTGCTGCTCAAATTTTGATATTTTAGGTTTACATAAACAGTTACACATAATATTGTATATATTATATATACGATATTATTTATTTTTTTTAAAACATTTGTTTATAATTTTTATGAAGATGTTTAATTGCTGCTTCTTTAGCTTTTGCTTCAACTTCTATATGTAACTTTGTGTTATATTTTAACGGCACTGTAAGCATATGATCTGGAATCACTTCTACGTAGTCTGAATGCGCACCTACCCTCTTATTTGGAGCTTGTTCACTGACGTGAAAACAAGGACACATACCTTTCCAAGATTCTACAACTTCATCCATCATATCATTAATATCTTCAGTTTTTTCATTTGGATGTAATTGGTCATAACAATAATAATGATGACAATCATAAATAAGTGGAATTTTACAAGCTTGCGAAATCTCTAAACAATCACGCACAGAATAACTTTTTTCACAATTTTCTATAGCTAATCTATTCTTTACATTACGTGGCAAATCATCAAACTGTTCAATCCAACGTCTGATTGCTGATTCTTTGTCACCATACACACCACCACCATGTACACATAATATACCATCTTCACCAACACCCATATAGTCAAGTATATCAGCGTGCATTTTGAGGTCATTTACAGTATGGTCAAATACATTAGAATCTTTAGCACCAACTTGATTAAATTGTCCTGGATGCATAGTAATACGATGATTGTGTTTTCTAGCACATTCTCCAGCTTTATGCAATGCATCTTTTGCAAAAGTCATAGTATAAGGAACGGTCTCAGTATCAGTAAAATGAGGAAATATATCACTACTGAGACGAAGATGGTCAATGCCGTTAGCAGCATTCCATTCAATAAGTTTTGAAATATCAGCGATATTTTTAAGAGCATATTCTTTAGCTTTTTCTACAGTAAACGTTTTGCGAGTCATAGAACGACTGCAAAATATTTCATTTTTTTTATTAGTTCCACGAAGAGAGTTATTAATACAACATAAGCCTAAAGATACTTTACCTTTGAGTTGCTTAAGTTGTTTGAAAGTGATTGAAGTGTCATCTTCAATGATAATACGACGTCTAGTAGTCATTTGTATAAACCAATAATATTGATGATTTAAGCTAGAAATTTGAGAAAAAACTCAATTTAAAAACCTTATTCTTATATACATATACAATGAGTTTGAACTTACCTAAGTCTACTAATAGTACTATTATACAGCTCGCTACCCATCAAGAAAGTGATAATAAGCTAAAGAGGTATTCTTCTGAACAGATGGAGCCTTCTATGTTTCAGCAATCAGCTATGTTAGAGTGGAAGGCTACTACTATTGTTAATTTACAAGAAGAATTTACCTATAACCAACCTTTTATTGAAGAAAATATATTTTTTCAGCCATTAAATAAGGGATTAGACCTTGTTGATAATTTAATTTTACAAACTTCTAATTTAGAAGATGTTAAGTCTGTTTCATTAATATGTAATAGTGCTTATATTGTACTAACTAATAGTTCTGAGATGGACAACTTTTTTGTTATTGAAACATTAGATAGACAAGCTCTTTCTATTACTCAGTATATGCTTAAAGATATTATTAGAGATTCTAATACTTTGGTGTTACCATTTTTCTTATATACTAATAAGGCTCATTTAATAATGGCTGGACTTCCTTTATGTACACTATACGTGAAAGTAGAATTTGAAAACACTGTTCCATCTGATACTAAAATTTTAAGTCAATCTACAAATGTGTCAGGTGTTGTAAGAAGCAAATTAGGAAAAATTCAACCATATGAAGTGTTTATTGATACTTTTATGCCTTTATATACGATTGATGTATCAGATAGTGATCTTCATAAGATAGTTATTGAACGTCATATTAGTATGAAACATTTATTTGTATCAGTATATGATATTGAAGAAGAACGTTATACTTATGAACCTGTTGAAGATTTAATGTTTACAGGTGGAGATTTAGTTGTTTATAAAGATAATAAAAATTCATCAGCAAGGATTATTGAGCCGTTACTTCACGGCTTAATTCCCTATGAACATTTTATGTTTTCATTTAATTCAGATAATAAGTTATTTTCAAACTATAATCATTATGTTTCTCATGGACATTTTAATACAGCTGCTTTTGAAAAAGATTTTCCAACTATTAAAATAAAGTTAAATAATCTACAAAATAAGAAATATCAAGTTAGTTTGTGTGCTATAGCAATCAGATGCTTAAGATATACTAAGGGAGAGTTAGAGATGGTATTGTAAATTGATTTTATATTATTTTTGTTTAAGAAATAATATAAATATGCTTTTTCCAAACACTTTACATACTTTAGGTCACGCTTGCGAGCAAAAAGATGATACTGTTGTTAAAAGATACTATAAAACACCCCTATTATTTCAAGGTAATAATCGTCTAAGAAATATGAAGACTACGGGAAGTCAAGAAATAAATTTAATCACAAAATATAGCCACGCTTATATTAGTTATTTATTTGACTTATATCTTGAAGATGAATTACATTTTATAGACCATTGTCAAACCTTAAATAAATATTTAGAAAAAGATAATGAAGACGTATTATATAGTTTACGAATAATCGTTTTAAAAATGATAGAAAGGTATCAGAGAAGGCAAAATGATATTAAATGTTTGTATTTTCTTCAAACGTTATTTGATAATGTTTTATTATATACAAAACAAGTTGTAACAGATATTTTACATTACTATTTGTTATATATTAATGATTATAATATTACCGGTTTCACAGAGCCATACGAAGATATTATTAGGGTATTTTATCCATATATTTCTCCAGAACAAAATATGAGGTTTGACTATCACAAAAATAATATAGATACTGAAATTGCTAAAAATTTAGAAGTTTACGATAAGGTGCCTAGATGGGATATTGATGTACCTTTATTTCTTTTAAGGTGTAACTACTTTAATTGTTTAAGAGTATTAAAAGAACAAAAATATAATCTTTATCGTACTGATTTAGAATATGATTTTGATTGGGAACTTGCTTGCCAAGTTACTTTTGTCACGGGAGCAGGAATGATGGCAAACAAAGAATATGATGATTTATTTAGTTCAGAATTAAATAAAATAAAGATATATAATATGAGACAAGTTGGAGATTTAATGATGGAAATAAACCTTCCAAAGTATTCAATAAAAGAAATTAAAGAAAGTTTACCTTTTATAGATTTACATAAAACTTATACTGGGAATGTTTCTCCGATTGTTATGTGTTTTAATGAAGAAGTATTAAAAATTATGAAAGAATATGATATGAATTTATCAAATGATAATGGAGTGTTTTATTTTTACGCATTAAAAGAATTTCATTTAGATTTTATGAAGATGGGAATAGATCCTGTTCCAAGTATATTAAAATATAAAAAAAAGATAGAAGAAATAGACGAAGAAAAACATCCTTTAAAAATAAAATATCAAGAAGAATTAGAAGAGTTATTAAAAGTTCACGAAGAGTATCAAAAATATTTGTATAAAGAGTTAAAAAATAACGATTGTGTTTGTAATGATGTATTAAAATTAATGATTAATAGTTATTTATAAAAGTTAATATTATTTAATTCATTAAATAATATTAAATATACAGCAACAATTTAATTTATAAAATATGTTTTTTTATAACATAATGAAAAGTATATTCAATATAAAGTTTGATAATAAAAGTTATACCAAGCAATATATTAAATGTTTGTTTATTTTTTACAAAATAAAATAATAAAAATAATTCTTTATAAAAGTCTATAAATAATAAAAAATATTTTCTATTGTTTGTTTTATAAACTATATATGAGCCTAATAATCTATACAATAGAGCAAATGTTAAAATATTAAATTGTTCAGTTGTTAATAATTTATGTTTAAAAATAATATAATAAGTTAACAAATAGCCGATAATATCGTTTAATTTATCTAATTTTTGATATTCTTCGTTATATTTTAATAATACTTTAGGATGTTTAAGGCGGTATATTTCGCTGTCAATAAAGTCTGTAAAAAAGATTAATATAATTTTTGTAATAGGATTTATATTTGTTAAAAACAAGATAATTTGAAAGATTAATCTTGTGTAAAAACTATTCATTAAATCTTTGTCCATTTTATTATTATTTAATTATAATAATAAAATTTAATTAACTTCTTCACGTGTAAAATTGATGAAAATATTATCATCAACTAAGAAATAGTCATATTTTTCTTGTATTTTAAAATAATTTAACATATATTCAAATTCTTTTTTCATATATTCTACTTGAGTTCTTTGTGGAAATAAATATTCATTTCTTATACTATCATATGATAATGGTTTTAAAACAAAGTCATAGTCAAGATGAGTAATATCTAATACAGAACAATAATCAAGTGATTCAGTAGTGCCTAAATAAGTTGGTTTTTTAACATAATAATTAATAGAGATTTGATTAGTTTTAATAAAATTTTTAATTTGTTTTATTCTTGAAAAGCTGTATAAATTTTTAGAATAATACATTTCAGAAGGAAATTTTCTAATAACGGGAGGAAATATATTACGAGCAATAGTATGA